AAGTCTATTTGCTGTTGATTCTATCTCGTTCTGAACCATCTGAGCATTATAGCCAAACGAACGACGGGGATTTATCGTAGGTATTAACGACACAACACTAATCGTTTCTTGGCCTATTCTACCAAAAGGGTCTTTTTCCGGAGGTTGCCACTGCTTCTGATGTAGACGTAAAATAGAACTTTCGTTTATTTCTTGAATTGGTACGTCTTTCTCAAGATCCCACGGCTCCAACATGTCTTGAATAGTTTGTTTTCGTTCACCAACTATTTGCCTCGTACCTCTTCGGATAATAGAGTTACCTAGCTCTGGAAGTTTATCTCCACCAATAAACGGAGATACTTTTGTAGGAGGAGCTAATAGCGTTCCTATCTCAATGTGAGCCTCTAAAGATCTCGCTAGTTTCGCATTTTCTTCAGAACTGTTTTTCCAGTCTAAATATGAGCTATAGGATTCTTTTGCTTTGTTTAAGATAGGCGCAAGCCAATCTGATTTTTCAATCAGTTCCATAGCGCCCTTCATAACGTCTATGCCTGTATTGACAACAGGTTCTTCAATGAAAGCCGGAAGCACAGCTTGAGACAAACCCTTTGCTTCTTCAAAAGCTGTAGCTGCTACAGGAGAGATAAGCCCTTTACTCAAAAGCTCCCAAGTAGCAACACGCCCACCATCCAGCATACCTTTGAACTTGTCTTCCGTCCAATCCTGCTTTAACTGAGATACGTCTTGTCCAGCCTGTCTCCAGATGTCTCCAATAGCTTCTCCTCTTCTATAAGCAATATCGGAAAAAGAAGGAGCACTATAAGCCTTTGGAGGCTCCGCAAGCAGGTCTTCAATACGGTAAGTACCTGTGGTTTTTTCCGGTTCTTGCTGGGTTTGTCGTAAAAGAGGATCTTGGTCTACTAGATCACTGATTAAATATCTAGCCACTCCGGTCTCCTATATTTTTCTCTGAGGTCTTCTGGTTCATCACTGATTTCTGTCGCAGACATTTTTCGATATAGTTTACCATTAATACTTACTAAATCCCCAACGGCTGCTGTATTTACACTTCTAGCAGGTTGTTCCGGAAGAGGTTCTTTATAGAAAACTTTTGCCTCTTTTTCAGTAATACGTCCAAGTCTAAAAGCGACATCAACCCGTCTGTTGTTTTCTACGGCTTGTGCTCTAAATACTGTGCGCTCTACCCGAAGAAGTTCTCGTATTGTATCTTCAGTTAAGGTAATGTCAACACCGGACATCTTCTCTAAAAACTCACGGTCTTTATCAGAGAATCCTGAGCCTGTACCAAGATATTTAGCTTTTTCTAAAAGAGACTTAGATCTGTTGATAACTAAAATTTCAGTGTTGGCTGTCTTTGCAAGGCTAGTATTACCTCCTGTCATCACGTATGACAGTCTTTCTAAACCTTTTCTAAAAGGAGCAAGCGGTCCTGCGAAGACTCCTTCCGGAGAATCCAGCAACTTTTGAGCATGCATGTTGTTTGTATAGTCAGCTTCAATGTTAGCCATTTGTTCCTGAAGTTCTGCAAAGCTTTCCCCTGCTTTTTTACCTTCAGCTTTTCTAAACTCTTGGGTAGCAAGATCTACTTCATTAATAACTCTTTGAACATTAGGAGCAAGCGTCAAACCAATTTCACTGGGATAGACAAACTCTTTAGCGGAAGCAGCTAAAGGAGATGGTCCTTTACCGTACAGGGGATTCTTAACTAAACCAAAATCATTGGTTGTAAGAGTTTGTACATTTCCCTGTGAATCTTGATAAGCTTTTGGCGAGCCTTTTAGACTGTCCATTGTATTCTGGAACTCTTCTTGAGTTGCCTTGCCTAATTCAAGATCTTTAAACTTTTGTGCAGTTCCACCAGCCCTTTGGAATTGAGCTAGTCTTTGCTTTACATTTACGTCTTTAGGTAGTCTAGCAATCTCTTGTTCACGAATAGCTTTCTGAGCTTCCGTAATATCTCCACCAGATGCCAGCGTATTTGCAATTCCTCCTAAATTAAGCTCAGTTGCTCTCTTTATCAAGCTCTCTCGTACCTGTTGTTGCAAAGCAGCGTCTCTGGCTGCTTGTGCCTCCTCTAAAGCTCTTTTCTGGTCTAACTGCATGATCTCTTGAGCCTTCATAATCATAGCAGCTTGTACTTGAGGATCTTGAATGTACTGTGCTCTGATTAACATTGCTTGTGCAGCGTCCATAGGTTTAGACATGTCCAAACCCTTAGTCTCAGCGGCAATACGCTCTGGAGCAGTCTGAAGAGAACTTGTATCTAAACCAAAATTACCAAACAACCTACCGGCGCTACGAGCAATAGGATCTGTTGTTCCCATTTGCTTATAAACAGGAGCATGTTGCATGGCTTGCCTGCGGCCTTCTGTTGGAGACATCTTTCCAAAGTCCCTAATACTTTGAAATAAACTTTCTGAAAATTTAGCCATTAGTTATTAACCCCCAAAGAGCCAGTCATACCATTTTTGACCTTTAAACTGATCTAATCCTGTAGCACCAGCAAGTTGTCCAAATAATCCAGCCCCAGATTGATTACGAGCAGCAGCAGCTTGTGCTAAAGAACTAAACAAAGATCTTTCAAGTTCAGCGGATCTTTGCTGTGCTTCAAGCTGTGCCTGAATACCGCTCATTTCTGCTTCACCAAACAAACCAGCACCAGTACGTCTGCCAATGTCTGCAATGGAAGCAATATTAATTGCAGGCTGTAGTGCAGTTAATAGTTCACGTTCTGGAGCATACCCAGCAGTCATCATAGCACCTAAATTTTGTAGGTCTGCTGCTTGTATCTGTCTAGGTGTCATCTGAGCTGTAGTTCCCATACCGAACATACCGCTGGCAAGACCCTGTAGACCCGCTGCTCTTTGAATGGCCTGTTGCTGCTCTGTGCCTGCTTGCTGCATAGCCATGAGAGCTGCTTGGTTTCCAGCTTCTGCTTGTGCTTTAGCCAACGCTAGGCCTTCTGGAGTACCACCAAACTGAGCCGTTTGTGTGCCTAATCTACCCTGTGCAGCCAATCTATTTTCTAGAGCTAATCTGTCTCTTTCTTGCTGAGGAGCCTGCAATGCAGCAAATTTCCCCATGATTTCTTGTTCTCTAGCCCCCCTATCCATAGCTCCAGCAGCCATAGAAGCCTGCTGAGCCTGTGTTAAAAGGGGAGACACACCACCATAGGCTTGTTGAGCAAGCTGCTGGTAGATGGGATCATAAGCTGCTGTAGCCTGTCCAGCAAGTGCTTGAGACCCACCAAAGAGTGTTTGCTGTAAAGCCTGCTGCTCTGGCGTTAAGTTTAGACTAAAACCACCTTCCGGAGTTGTCTGCACACCTCCCACACCCGTGGTAACAGCAAAAGGCTTAAATTTTGTTTGTTCTAAACCTAAAGCAGCTACTTCCCCTGCTCTTTGTTTAGCCTGTGTTCCAATGTTTTCAAGAGCGGATTGAGCTGATTTAATCCCACTAACGTCTAGACCAAGAGCCAGTAAATCATCTAAAAACGCCATTAGTACGTCCCTCCCTGAATAGTTCCAGTTGACAACGTACCTGTAAATGTCAGATTAGGTATTGTTACTGTCCCCGTAAATGTAGGACTAGCCGTATCTGATTTAGTGGCTACCGCTGTTTGGATTGCATCAAATTCTGTGTCAAAATCTGCGCCTTTAATAATCTTCGCTGCGTTACCTGTAGGAAGAGTATCTTTGGCTGTAAAGTTTGTGGTTTTTGAATAATTACTCATTATATCATCCTACCGATTAAAGCTTGAATATTAACTTCCTGCAAAGATAAAGCATTTTGATTTATAGTTGCTTCAATACCTATTGTCACTACTGTGCCAGTCCCCGTTGTTTTAGTTTTAGGTCTGTCTACAATAACAGATGAACTGTATTCTGCCCATTTTGAATCCGGTCTGGCTACAATGTCACTTTCATATTCAGAGACACCGTAGTATCCTACAACACTACCAGAATCAATAGTTACAATTTGTTTCTTGTACGCTTGAGTGTAGTCATAGCCCCAGTTAATATTAACTTGTGCTCCTTGACCACCAATAAACGTCATGATAATTTCTTTGAGCATCTTTAGTCTTGAGCTATCCCCAAAAGTCAAAGGATTGCTGAAGTAAGACATATCATAACTAGCACCGTAGTCTTGATAGTTGCTGTACTCTGCAATACCATTAGTATTGCCTACGTACAATGTCCCATCTTGTAGTCTTTCAAAGGACCGTAAGTTTACGTTGGACCACGTAGTCGCCCTATGAGACCCATCTTCTAATGGTGCTCTCATGTCAAAACAGTACGCATAGTTAGAGTCTGTAAAAGCTAACAAATAAAATGCTTCTTCCGGACTATAGATACTTCTAATAGGACTATTGATTTGCTGAGTATTTACATACATCAAGTCGTTGCGAACATTTTTACTAATGTCTCTTACAGGCATTGACTTTTCTTGAATAGTCCTACCTAAACTTCTTACGCCCTCATAAGATAGAAAAATTAAATCTGTTCCGGTGTGCTGTACGGAATCTCTAGAGACACACCCCACATTAGCCACAGTGTCCGCTAGAGCCATTGTAGCAGGATCTGAAGCACCGCTGTAGGTTAGTATAGTGTTCTTGCCAAAGATGATTAGATAGCCGTTATGAGCCGCTAGAGCGACAATCTCATCTGAACCGTTAGGCCACACTTTGCTCACATTCAATGAACCGGAAGTACCCCCAGTCCACGCAGAGCCATTCAATAAGTCAGACCAATAAACTGTAGATTTGTTTGCACTAATGTCCGCTACCCAAAGTCTACCGTATGCAGGAAGAACTTCATGGGCTTGCGGAGGCGTACCAGCAGCATACGTCACAGTAGACATCTTTTCTACTGCTCCTGAACTGTTGGAATACACTAAAGGCTCATGCAGCCTTTGAAACATATAGATGCTACCGTTAAAATTAACCATCTTCCAATCGTTACCGGAGATAGTGTAGCTAACGGGTGTTTCATCTGTAAGGGTTGTAGTGCCACTAAAAATCTTACTGTTACCCGCAGAGAATATTACGTTAGACCCTGCTGGATTAATGTATTCCTTAATGGACTCAATTCCGTTACTACCGTTAATTGGTGAAGTGTCCGTAGTAATGGCTGTAAAACCCTTACGAGATCCAATACGTCCGTACTGGTCAATGACGCAGTTATCCGCAATGGACGCAAAGGAAGCATCCAGCGTAATGGGAGAGTCTTGTGTATTAAGACCCCTAAACGCTGGAGCAGCAATCGTTATATTTTGTCTGTCTTGAGCCATATTAGACTGCCATGTAGATCATTTCTTCAGGGTGCTTATGTGCATCTAGAGCAATAGCGTCTGATAAATAATTTCCTGCAAAGTTAAGAAGTTCACCGGCTGTTCTACCTCCAGTCTCTCCACGCTCTCTAGCTGCTAAAGCCAATGCTAAATGGACTACAGGCATGTGAGGTACTAATAACACATCTTCATTGGCAGACAAATCAGCCTGTCTCTTAACAACGTTAAACCGTAGGCTGTACACAGCGTCTGGCTTTGGGTACAGATCTACTTGTGTGTCTCCACTAGAGTTTATGCCGTTAAAACTATAATACTTTGGACTACTAGAGGCTACATCTCTAATTAAATAACGATCATTCATCCAATGGGCTGGACGATATTCCATGAACCAATTAGACGTATCATTGATGACATCCAGAATCTTTATTCTATTTTCAGAGCCAGTCAGTACGTAATTAAAAACTCCAGAGCTAGTGGTTACTGTAAGAGTGTCTCGTAATGCAGACCAATCCCAAGAGTCTTCTACAGTACGCTTAGCGTCATTAACAAAGTCCCCAATAAGTGCAGAGTAGTCGTTCTGGTTGACAGAGGTTACTGTATCCTCTCTGAGTCTTCTCAGGACTCCATTAACTAATTCTAAGTACGTCATCGTCCTATATTCCTAAGAGCTTCATTGTAATCTATATAGTCAAAAAGAGTTGCAGGTTTGGTAGGAGCTAAAGGTCCATATCCTAAATCTATAGGTTTAAAAGGTTCAAGATTGTCTTGACTAAACAGACCTCCTACAGCAGCTAAACCGGCAGGGCCTCTTGCACCTGTAGCTCCTTGTTCTCCTTGGTCTCCTTGGTCCCCTTTGTCTCCTTGGTCCCCTTTGTCTCCTTGGTCCCCTTTGTCTCCTTGGTCCCCTTT